TTTGTATGGCCGCTATTTGCTTTTTATATACTGCTCTTAATGTTACTTTTTCCTGTGCTGAATATTCTGTTGATGTATTCAAAGCAGTTAGTTGTTCTTCAATTTTTGTAATTAATCCAGTCGAATGCGATACTGGCCCAACTGTTGCTAACCAAGTTGATTGGCCAATCATTAATGATTCTGCTCTTTGTTTTTTAATTGTTTCAATTTCTTCTGGTTTATATCCTAGTGCTACTAATTCTTGTTCATCGATTATGTATTTTTCTTGTTCTAGCCATTCTTTTGAAATATGTACATTGTTTAGTTTTTTAACAGCAAAGCCTTTACCAGATTCTATTTCTTTATTCTGTGTACTTAATGATGTGTCTTTAACACTTCTTTCTTCCTTAAACTTTTTATATATGTCGTCATCAAGTGTTTGTATTGTTGCTAACAATTTTGCAGTAGTCGTTGCACCAAACTTTAAACCGCCTGGAATATAATCTTTGTATGCTTCGCCTAGTTCGCCAAAATTGTAAGTACCCATGTTTATTTGTTCTTTAATTTTTTCTCTACTTTTTAAATCTGCATTTTCATATTCTTTCGTAAGTATTGCTGTCGCAATAAGTTCAGAAGCAACAGTTTTCATAGCATCTGTTGTTTTTGCACCAACTTGATATACACTTCCAAATTGTTGGAACTCTGCTAATACTTCATTAAAGTACGCTGGTAACCCTACGTCATCATTAACTAATGATTCTAAATCATTATTTTCAATTGATCCAATTATTTTTTGTAAGGTTTGCTCAAATTTATCTGTATGTGTAATAACTTGTTGTTGTCTTTCATCAAGTTTTTTGTTTATTAAAATATCTGTTTCAAACTTTGCTTTAGATGTATCAAATTTTTCAGTTAATAATCCTTGTAAGTTGCTTGGTAAATCTTCACTCCATTTTGTTTTATATTCTTCTGCAAGAGTGTTATATTTTTCAACATCTAACGGGTTATCAGTTGCAATTTGTTTTAATTCTTTTGATAATTCTAATTGTTTTGAATTTGTAAATGCTAGATTGGCGCCTTTTTGAAATGCTTCACCTGTTAGTGTAAATGCTGTTCCTTGTTTTGCAACATAATCGGTACCTGCTTGTTTTTGTGCTTTTAATCCTTTGTCATATGCAATATTAATTGCTTGTTTATCAGCAAGTTTGTTTGCTAATTGTGATACATTATCTACAATTTTAATTGCACTTGCACCTTCTGTAACAGGCATTGTAAAATTACTAGTAGGCGTTAATCTGCTACCGGTTTCGGTTTGCATTTGTGTATTAACTTTTTTATTTTTTATTATGTTTTTGTTTGTAGGTATATCGACCATTATTCTAATCCTTTAGGTCTAGTTGTTGAATATTCTTTAGGTTGTTTATTTGTAGTTGTTGTTAATAAATCGTCTATTCCTCTTGTGCCTACTAATGTTACAGCCGCACTAGTGTAACCACCAATAATAGATGTTTTTGCTTCTCCACGTAATGCACTTGCACTAAATTTTTTACTTAAAATAGATTGTGATGTATTGTAAGAATCAATAAAATCATCTTCTGCAAAATTTGCTCTTGTTAATGCTAAAATATCTCCAGGCGTACCTTCTATAGTAACACCCGACATACCATACAACGCTCTTTGTTTTCCAAGTGCTTGTGCTAGTGCTCTGTTTCTTTTTACTCTACGTAGTGCATAAGATTCTTTTTCTGTGCTTATTTGGTAATCTGTAAATTGTGCTTTATTTCTCAACATTTGTGCATTCATATAACCTTGATACACTTGTCCTGCCGCACCTATAACCGGCAATGCAACTCTTGCCGCATTTGCTAGTGTTTGTAATATTGTTGTATTTGTAGCCACTGTGCCTGTTGTTGCTGTTGACGTAGCAAATAAACTAGTACCACCTGACGCATAAGCGGCGGCACCTATAATTGCTAATTTGGCTAGATCATTTTTTGGAGCACACATAATTTTTAAGTTCTTTTCCTCTCAACTAGATAAATTTCTTCATCTCCTACGTAGTATGATGAAAATTGTTTAAACTTTAGTGTATTTAACCATTTTACAGAGTCTATGTGTTTAGACCAAACTTGTACAAGATGCCTTTTATCTGGGTGTTTTATCATACTTCGTTTAATTAAATTTTCTGCTTCTCTTGTTATTCTAATAAAAAAATCTTTTACAATTGGTGTAGCAAAAAACCAGTACCATACTTCGTCATCCATAACATGAGTTCCTGCCGCTAAAAATGGATAATGATAGTATGTGCCTGTTACTCCATCTTCTAATTGATTAAATTTTTGTAATAAATTTTTCTTTGTGTATCCCATTAACATACATTCCAGTTCGTCTGCAACACGACAATTATTAACCACGTATTCAAAATGTGGATAATTTAGTTTGTGTCTAACTGGTTGTTTAACTTGCTTGAAGTTTTCCTGCGCCAAATTTTACCTCTGTTACTATACTTAATATTGTACAAGGTAAAGGGTCAGTTATCGTGAAAGTAACTTGAGGGGAAGTATGATAACCAGTCATACGCATTCGTTTCATACCAGTAAATGATTCAACTGATTGACCTAATAACGTTGTTCCAAGTTCTCTAAACGGTACAGTCATTCCATCTACTTCTAATGTTTTAGATTGATGTAACTGTATATCAACTAAAACTTTTCTTAATTTTTCTCCCATTGTGCTTTGCCCTGCACCTGCCATTATTAAATTTAAAGTTTTAGCAGTTGCTACGTAAGTATTTCCTATTTGTGTTGACGAACTTGATCTTGTTAATGTAAAATTACCTGCGGCAGTTACCGTTACGTCCGGATGATTCGTTCCGTCTGCAACAACCTGAACTGTTTGTCCTTCTAATCCAACTGCACCTGTAAAACTTGATGCTGTTGCACTTGATGTATGATAACCATCTAAATAAACTTCGTCTTCTGTAAGTTTTTCTAGAAATAATCCCGATTGTAATGTTGAACCATCGTTATCATATCTTCTTGTTAATACATATAACGTATCATCAACAACTCCTAATCCTTTAAATTGTCCGTGGGTTGTCCATTTGTTCCATCCTACAACTGAAAATTCTACGTTAATTCCTAATACACCTAATGTACCATCTGAATTTAGTGTAACTACGTAGTTTGTATTTTTATCTCCGTAATTTTTTAAATGTGAAATTTGTGATGCACCTGTTAATATATCGTGATGAATTAAAGAATAATTTTTTGCTGAATAGGCATCTGTATTAAAATTGTAAACAAATGCTCTACATTGTTTCCCTGATTTATCTGCAAATAAAACTTCGTTATCTACTACTGCTGGCTCTGTTGATCCTGAACCAATACCATATCTAGTTTGTTGTCTAACAAGTACGTTACTCGGAGTTACTGGTTCACCGCTCATGTCAAACTCACCATCTGATGTAAAAATAAAAAGTGATTGTTGTGATATTAAATGTCTAATAATGTTTAATTGGTCTGATGCAATAGTAAAACTAAATCCTGCATCGTCTGTAACGTCACCTGTTGTAGTTGTTGAACCACCCGATTCTGTTACAGTTTTTGTATAAGGATTAAAATTAAAAAAGTCACCCGATTGTGATCCAAATATTGTTTGTGGTTTATCTCTACTACCACCAAATATTAATCTATTTTGATGAAACGTTACTGAACGTGGCCATCCCCCGCCCGATGTTGCTGGTAAATTTGAAAATGCTGTTATTTCCCATTCATTACCACTTGCACCATCTGTATCAACTAAATCGTAAATTACTGTTGCCGCCATTACTGTTGATGACGATACTGTGTTTAATTTTACTAATCCACCATTAATGTTTACATACATATTTTTATGTCCTGCAGGGTAATCAGCATCTACCCAAGTATATGAACCCGAACTTAATGTCATGTTAATACTTCCTGTTGTTCCTGAAGGTGTAAGTGTTGTTCCAAAACTAAAATTAGCCATGGGTTCAAAATCAAAAGTTAAATTACTTGCTGTCCAATCTGTATTAACAGATCCCCTAATTAATTGTATTGGTTGTAAGTCTGGATGTACAAAAATCATTACATCAAACGATTGTGTAAATCTTACATCTGCTATTTCGTCTTCTGTAATTGGAAATACTTGTCCGCCCGAACCATTTGTTAAATGTGCAACTCTTGTATCTTGATAAAAGATATGCATCTGTGCTTCAACAGAATCGGTCTTTGGTTCTAATATAATAACATATTCTTGTCCGTCAGTATATTTGAATGGAATAATTCTACTTTGTAAATGAAAACCTGTTGTAGTTAAACTTGTTGATCCGTCTGGTGTAGTTGTTGCATCTGGATCTGCAGAAATATACTTAAAACCTTTTCTTTTTTGCATTCCGCCTTGTGGCAGAAGCAACATATTTTCGCAAGTTTCTAAACCCGTTTTGTATAATTGTGAATCCACTCTTCCATCCATGAACGGTCCTACTTGTCCAGTGTTGAAAGAATTTTGTGTAATTTTTCTTGTTGTCATTCATTAACTAGTCGGGTGTCTTAATCTACCTTGTATAAATGCACCACCACCTATATGTGCTTCTACTAATCTGCCTACAGGCATAATATTTCTTGGTGGTTCTTCTTGTGCATCAGCAATTCTAGCCGCTCTTAATTTCGTATTGAAATCTTCTGCTAATCTAGTAGTAAGTGTTCCGACTCCTGTGATTGCTTCGTTAATTTCTAATGCTAATTTCGAAACAAGTGCTTCAATAAAAAATGCTGGAAAGTTTGCTTCAGCCATGTCTTGAACATATTCTACAAATAATGTTTCTGTATTTGAATAAATTTTTGAACCTTGTACTTCATAATCAGTTACTATGTAACCTTGGTTATCAAATACACCTTTTACTCTAATTAAATCACCCGGTAATGAATGTACTTTTGTGTAACTTAAATCTACTGGTGTTTCTGTTAATAAATTTAATGCAACTTTAGTCATTGCAAAATTCCAAAATGTGTAATACATTAAACCTTTTTTTGCATTATCATACATTGTAGAACAAACGTTTGCTTCGTGTGATCCGTCTGTAAATGCAGAAATAGTACTTGCTCCACATTTTGTTAGTGATTGGTTTGAAATTGAAACTTTTGATTCAGCCATTGTTAATATTTCCTTTTAATAATGTTATTTATGAGTCAATAAAAAAGGCGGGCCTCCAACAATCTGTTTGTGAAAACCCGCCTTAAGTTTTGAGTAAGGAACGAGGTGCTCCTTTCTTAAGTTATTGATTACTCAGTAACTTGTAACTCTACAACACCGTCAGCGTCAATCATAGTTGCACCTAAAGACATTTCACCTAAAATAAGTGTAGATGCTTTTTGTGGAACATATGAAACATTGATAGATAGATCTTTACCAACTGCCGCGCCTATAGACTGTTTTTGGAATGCAAAACATTTTCTTACAACTGAATCTGCAGTTAAAAGATTTGATGTTATGACTCTAAAACCGAATATGTTAGGTATGTAGCCTGAAGACAAAGCAATATTTGATAATTGTCCGTCTGATGCTGATACCAACGTAGTGTCAGTTAAGATATCTGTAAGAGCCGCTGGTGAAACTAAAAGTACTCTATCATTAGAAGGTACATCAAGAGCGTTTAACGCCTCGTGTGCTTCTAAAAGAGCCGCTTTGTTTAAACCGTTGGCACCTTGTGCTGTTGTTTTAATGTTTGTAGGTGTACCATCATCTAGGGCATCAACTACTGCTTGGTCCGTTGCTCTCGCTAGGGCCGCCGCAATTGCTTCTGCAAAAGATTGACGTAAATCTACGTTTGTTTTTACTTCGTCCAAAGTTTGAACATACTCACCTGCATGATAATTTGCAAGGGTGCAAGTAACTTGGGCGTTCTGTGCTGTCGATCCCGAGTACGCACCAGGCGAAGTTAGGGATTTACTTGTGTCCGACATAACCACGATATCTTCGAATCGTGCTTTGTTTTTAATCGAACCACCTTTTGTTAAAGTGTTAAATTTGTAAGTGCTTCCAGTTACATTTCTAACTACTCTAACAGATCCCAAAAGGTTTGACGTAAGTTGCTGATAAGCGTGTTTTACATCATCACTAAACATAGTGCTGAATGCACTTGATACACTAGTACCAGCGTTTGCTACTAAAGCCATTTTATGGTCTCCTCATAGTTATTGTTTATAATTTAACGCTTTTTGAATTGTGTTATACTTGAATGGGCCTTATGGTTGTCCTTCTTATACAACGTTCTAGAACTTGTATTTCACAGCAATACCAACTGTTTGTAATCTTGTACAACCAAAGTAGGCCTTACGGTTATCTACGCAACTATTTATAAGTGGTAAGGAAATCTTTATCTGTTTTGATTATTATTTTAGGATAATGTGCTTGTATTTTTTCAAATGTATATGGATATCTCCATTTTGGCACTTGACAATGTGTCATACTTGAATTTGTATCTGTGTTACCCCTGTATAAACTTTTATGTCCTCCATCAAAACCAATAACATTAATTTCGTTATAACCTAATTGTGCGGCTAATACTATTGCTATTTCTCCTGTAAGCCAACTATTCATTCTAAAATATGGAAAACGTATTTCTATCATCTCTGGAATTGTTATTGTACTGTCATGTCTATGTGCTCTGTATGACATCATAGGTAGATAAACTTTCTTTACACTGTCTTTCGACATTTGTTCTAGTACACGTTTGTCTTTTGCTATTAGATATGTAGGGTTATATTCTTTGTATATTTGATTGCAACCAAATGTTGTATGATCTATATCATTTAATGCGTGTTTTTTACGACTATGACCGTTACCAATTATTGTACATTGCATACTGATTCAGAATCCAGTTTTTCCCATACATCAAATGAATTTTTATCCAGTGTTTTAAATCCTTTTTGTCTATCTATAAATTGATAATTTACTTCTTCCGGTTCAAATTGTGCTAACCACTGGATTACTATTGCTTTATTGAAATCTTTACAACTAAAAACATCTAATTGTATTTCACCTGTGTTCCAACTATGGAATGCTATGTGCGATGTTGTTATAATTGTTGTACCACTCCATCCTTCGTTGTTTGGTTCATCACAGTATGCTATGTGCGGACCTGACAATATTTCCATATCTATGTGTTTGATTAAATTTTCTATTTCTAAACGTAATCTTTCTGATGAATAGTTTAATAAGGGCGGGGCGTTTACTTTTGCTTGTACTAATAAGTGTTTATGAACTAGTCCCATTGTATATGTGCCCACGGCATTGGTCTGCCTTGATGATTTTTAATTACTTCCCCTGTCTCGATACAGTTTGCTGACATCATTTTTTTGTAACCTTTGCCAGATATTTTCCTGCATACAACTTGACAAGGTTTGTGTTCCTTGCCTTTGTAAAAATACTTGCGGTGCTTTACTTGAACACCTCTTCGTGTTTTTATACCTGCCATCGTCTGTATCCTCTATCATAACAGATACTATTTACGTTGACAGGTTATAAATTAGTATTTTTTACTTCTGACTTTTTTGCCAGTTTTTTTTGCATATGCTTTGGCTTTCTTCTTGCCTGCTTTAGAATATGCAAATGATTTTTTACCTACTTTTGGCATTATTTCTTCCTTTTTTTAGTATTTTTCTTTTTTGCTTTTTTCTTGTTTTTCTTTGTTGGTTTTTTCTTTTTAGCCATTGGTTTTACTCCTTTCTGTGTTTTTATATTTAAGTCCCTTATAATTTTTAAGTACATGACGGAAGTGATTTGACCTTGTTGTTAATTTACAATTTTTAACACTCCAGGCTTTGGTGTTATCCACCCTAGTAAGCCACAATCCATCTTTACCTTTCATGAACCATCTGCCTTTCCATATTTTAACAAATTCTTCAAATGATAAGTTCCACCCCTCATTTCTAAATTTTGCTTGTGTCTTTTTCAACATCCAAGCACGATATTGTTCATGTCTTTCCGGATCCGGACCACTTTTCCACATTATGGGGCGTGGGCCTTTTCCACCCACATATTTGCGTGTGCGATTTCTGTCCTGCGTTAAGTTTTTTTTATTCATTATAGCCATATTTTTTCCTTTGTTAATTATTTGTATTTATCCTCCTGCTGACCTTAAGGGTTGTTAGATTGATCTACGCTCCATTCACTAGCGTGAAGAACTCTTAAGCAAAATTGATTTGGGATTTTTTTGAAGAGTGGGATAAGGTGCAAAAACAATATGGCACAGTTCCAAGGGGAACCTGTTCTGCACCTGTATCCCCACAATTATTTATTTTGGTAGAACGCTTACTTAAAGCGATGGCCGAAAAAAATGGAAGTTACTACATAATAATAATATTGTGTTTTTTGGGGGCCCCTAGATGGTAAACTAAATGCATTTAAGCACTTGCAAAAATTTTAAAATATGCTATAATAATATTATAAAGTTAAAAAATAAAACTATAAAAATAAGGAGTATTAAATGCAAAAAAAAATAATGAACAGCAAGTTGGAAAAGGCTGGTAAATGTTGTGTAGACCCCAACAACCCCACTTTGTGGAATACAAGTGTTACAGCACATCGCCTTAACCAAATAATGGAAACAGCGGCTAAATTGGCTGAAGAAGATTATGGTGTAAACGTACCAAAGAAATATTGGAAAGAAAGAAGATTGCAAGGTCAAGTGCATTACCTTACAAAAGCAATTTACATTTACAACAGAGATCTGTTGGATGGTAAGGTGTAAACAATAAGGAGTAAAATGTTAAAAGCAAAAAACAAAAACAAATCTATTAAAGACAATACAATTACAATAGATTACAATAAGTTCTTAAACAACTTAATATGGCGAGCCGATGAAGCACCTACCTTCGAGGAATTTATGGACGAAGAAAGCAAATACAATAAGCAACAAAAGGCTCTAGATGAATAGATTAATAATTGCAATAACAATCGGAGTAAGCATTTACATATGCTTACATATATTTGCTAACAGCGTGGGTTTGTAGCAATACTGTAAGGTCTTCAATACTCCTTTTACAGTATTGCTTTAAACCCATGACCCACTAATCACCACCGTTTCGAAGGCTTCCGGACCCTGGTAACGGTGTAACCCAATCTGATTAATAATATAATAACTGTACGACCCATACCCCCTGGCCCAATCTGGTCCACCGTTCTTTACCAAAAAAATGGTTATTGAGCCATCCTATGGTGTTCCACGGTGGGGTACTGTTGCAAAATTGAGTTAAACTGCCCCTCCCACGCTGTTAAACGGTGGTAAATGTCACACACACGGTGGTTGTTGATTTAATTTACCATATGCACCATACGACCATATTCTTACCTGGTTGTAAATATTCCAAGCATTATATTCCGAAATGGTAAGGACTGGTAAAACACAGTGTCCTAAAAATCTGTTTTTAGAAAAACAGCCAAATTACCAACATTTAACACGCATTAAAACGTCGTTTACCAACAAAAACATTCCCATATAATTAAGATCAACTTCCAAAACTTACCAAACTTTACCGACCAAAAACACCAAAAACACCAAAAAAAAAATATTACGTGGGTGTACTCTAGCATCAGCAAAGTTGATCTTAACCGATCGACGCATCTGTAAGAGGCACTAAAGACGTTGCAACTACTGGAGTCACTTTTAACATACCATATAATTGATAGTATAAATACAACGGAGTATATGGCAAAGATCGAAACACTACAACAAGCACGACGCATAATCAACAGTATTAAGCGACAAAGCACAGTTACAACTAAAGAATGTACCAAATGTGATCCGACAACAGAATGGTTAAAACGTGATGTAGCACAGCGTTACCAACTAGTATACGGGGAGTGGCTACGTACTGGTAATAAGAATTACGAGTGGCTATTAAAAGATTTACGCAAAGAGTTACCAACAGTGGAAGAACAGCAAGACGACCATATGATTAGCAAATGGTACAATGACAATTACGGTGAATTGCAACGTGCACCTGATGGATACAACGAGGCGGAGTATACAGCAACTATTACCAAGTTGGACAGCACGTATGAAGCGGAGCATAAAGCCACAGACAAAACGTTGGACAATATTAAAGAAGAGGCAGACCATGGTGGTAATAAGATGGTAAAAAAAGCATTTAGACGATGGTTTAAAGAGTATGATGCTGGAGCATATAAAAGTGAATATAAAGGTTGACAATAAAATGTTAATGTGTTACAATTAAAGTGCAAAGGAGCAAATATGACAAATAATATAAAATGGTTAAAAAGACGTGAAGCATTGGAGTTAGCAAAAAACAACCCAAAGTTGTGGATAGACTACTGCAATCAAGACAAACGTTTAACGCATATTTTAGACGATGATGCTGTTGGATGTGAGACGTATTACCAAGTAAAAGATGATGGTAAATGGAGCACTATGGTATTGCACAGCACTAAAGATGCAAAATTATGGAAAAAGTTAATTACCACACGAAAATTGGAAATGGTAAAAGATAAAAGGTAATACCAAACAATAAGGAAAAAAAGGAAAATTTTTTTTGGTAACTCTTACCAAGGAATGACCCATTCTGTTTT